AAGCGATGCTACACTATACAGGTTGAAATATAATATTTTCGATCATAATAAATGGCAAATAATGGCAAGCTATGTTTGACAATAACACACAACGTATTGGTTTCGCATGTAAGTACATGCACTCTGATCAATCGCTTAAAAAGAAAGAGCTTGAAGAAATTCAACGTCCTTTCAATACTAGGTCCACAACTGTTGCCTGGCTCAACAGGCAAACTCGTGAAGTTGCCGAAGAACGCCTTTGGGACATTATGGTCCACAACATCAAATCTTACTACAACCTAATTTGGTATGTGGGCAATCGTGCTCCTGTGTATCGCATGATTCGACTAGGCAGTGATTGTTTACCTGTGTACACTCAAGAAGATTGGCGATACTTTTGGCAAAAGCCTGACGTGATTGCTTATTGCGAGCGTGAGTTTGCTAAAGTGGGCGAACTTGCTCGCGAGCTTGATGTGCGTTTGTCTATGCATCCTGGTCAATTTACTGTACTTGCTAGTGACAATCCTGACATTGTAGATCGTAGCATTGACGAGTTTGAATATCACATCAACATGGCACGTTGGATGGGCTACGGAAAGCAATGGCAAGACTTCAAGTGCAACGTACATATCTCCGGTCGGCAAGGTCCAGACGGTATCAAAGACGCACTTAAACGATTGTCTCCCGAAGCTAGAAACTGTATCACTATCGAGAACGACGAGAACTCGTGGGGTCTTGATGCATCACTTGAACTAGAAAAACATGTTGCGCTAGTACTCGATATTCATCATCACTACATTCGCAGCGACGGCGAATACATTCAAGTCAACGATGACCGTGTAAAACGTGTGTTCGACAGTTGGCGTGGTGTGCGTCCTGCTATTCATTACAGTGTAAGCCGCGAAGAATACATAGACTCTGTTGACACAAATACACTGCCCGATTTGCAACTGCTTATGGAGCAAGGCTACAAAAAGCAAAAGCTTCGTTCACACAGTGACTACTACAAAAATACAGCATGCAATCAGTGGGCTTTGACCTTCTTAGAACATGCAGACATCATGTGCGAGAGCAAAATGAAGAACCTTGCTGTCGAAGGCTTGGTTAATCTTCTGTAGGAGGTTCCCAAGATTGAGCACACGTTTCTAGTATAGCAATTGCAGTTAAAAATGTAGGTGCTTGCCTAGTCGAAGGATTTTCTAACATCCACAGACTTTGGTATTTGTAAGCGTCTAATTCTTTTAAAAGATTGCAAGAATATTTGGTTTTGTTTATGTGTTGCAGATAATGAACTAGTTCGTGTATTACTGTGTCTGCATCCTCTATACTGTTCCAATCAAAATCATCTTGTAAGTATATTACACCACTTCCGGGAGTAGGTTGAAACACAGCCTCTACCTGAGTTACATTATCGTTCTTTTTATCTTCTATATACTTTTCTTCGCCATAAAAGAAAATGTTCATTTGCTCTTGCGACAAATAAACTACTAGTGGAAGGGCTTGGCCGTTGTGAGGCAAATGATAAACTTCTGCAAGCCAGTCTATATGCTTTTGCATTTCTGCTAATTCTACATCTCTATCCCGTGCAAAAGCATAAAACGGTATACAGACAGCAATTAATATTGCTGTTATAAATCTTATCATACTGTATTTACCGCAAATAAATACAATATCAAATAAAAGGATTACCTATGACTAATCAATTATTACGTGCAATGTATAGCAGTAAATCATTAGCACAACCAAAAAATCCCAACAGGGTAATGGGCGGTTTGCGTGCACACGGTATGAATTCATACACAGTAATTGCCGAAGATGGTAGCGAACAAGCAGTGCCGTCTCAGCGCTATGTTGAAACTTTAGAACAAAAAGTTTTAGAACAAACTACAGCTATAAAAGAAATGCAAAAACAAATTGAAAGATTAAATCGCAGTACAAACAATTTAAAGAATCAAATAAATACAGTAACAAGGAATTCTACGTATGACAATTCTGTCTTTAACAAGTAATGCAAAGAAAAAAATTGACGAATTAAGTGCAAATAATAAGTCAGTTAGTTTAAGCATTAAAGGAGGCGGGTGTGCAGGGTTTGAATATAAATGGGATGTAATTAACAACGATCAGATTGAAGTAGGCAGTGAAATAATTGAATCAGATAACGGAAAATTAGTTGTAGATCCAACTAGTATTATGTTTTTAGTTGGCACTGAAATAGATTACGAAACTGAAATTTTTGGTCAAATGTTTAAAATTTCTAACCCTAATGCAACTTCTTCATGCGGTTGTGGTACAAGTGTAGACTTTGATATAGAAGCAATGCAAGAATAATCGGAGACAAGTATGTCAAGACAAGTAATAGATATTGGTATTGAGGGTAACGACGGAACCGGAGATAGCATTAGAGAAAGCTTTCGTAAATCAAATGAAAACTTTCAAGAACTGTATGCAGTATTCGGATTAGGTGGTCAAATTAGCATCACTAACATGAGCGATGTTCCGGATACACTTCAATCTAATAAAATACTTACAACAAATGCAACAGGCACAGAAGTAATTTTTTCTACTATTGCGTCTAACAATGCACTAGACGATAGTAGCACTGATACAATTAATGTTGATGTAACAACTGTACCAGGCAAAATTATTCTTACAACTGCATTTGGCGAAATAGTTGACGATACATCTCCAACATTAGGCGGGCATCTAAATGCAAACAATTTAGCAATTGGTGGTGTTGCAATTTCAGATGCAGCCGCTGACGCACTTAATGCTCTGCCAGGAAATAGCACAAATTATACAGTTGACGACCTTGTTATAACACAAAAGCATGCAGACCAAAGATATGCACCATCTGGCGTTAGCATGTCGTTAGGTGACGAACCTAGTGATGCATCTGGATATACTTTTACAATTACTGCTTACAATTCTAGTAATAATGCTGTTGTTACTGGTCATGGTTTTACATCTCAGCGTAACGGACGAGCGTTTGTTTACACTGTTGAAGAAACACTTCCTTCTGCATCTCCAGCATTAGTAAGTGGCACTACTTATTTTATACGTAGAGTAAATGATAATGAATTATCGTTCCATCCAACAGAATCTGATGCAGTAAATAATACCAACAAAATTGTTATTACCCAAACTGCAATTGCAGCAGGAGATACTCACAAATTAGTAGACTCCAAGTATGACAGTGCTTTAGATGGCTTCTGGTTGTCTGATCAACCTGTTCCTAGAAAAAGTCTAGTTCGCAGACAAGGCGATAAAATGACAGGTGCTTTAGTCCTAAATGATCATCCCGGCGATCTAAGCGGACAAGCACAGAATAACACTGACTTGCAAGCTGCATCTAAATACTATGTTGATAACAGCGGTTCTTCTGCACAAAGCGTCATATTTGTAAGTAAAAGTGGCAATGATGCACAATCTGTAGCACCTGCTGGCAAGGAAGGTTCTAGTCTTTCATATGCATTCAAAACTATTAACGCTGCCGCGGAACATGCATACGAAGTTGTAAATTATGCACAAGAGACATTAGGCCCTTACGTACAAACTGTGACTCATACAAATTTTACAGTGAATGCACTGGTTAAAAGTGGCTTTGCTGTTAACAGTCCGGTCATGCCACATGCAAATACTGCTCTAAAAAACAATAAAGATTATCTAGTAGCAGAGATACAAGGATATGTTGAATTTACATATCCGAACTATGTTTTTGATCAGCATGAATTCAAAGATGACTATGGCACTCTTATAGATAGTATAAGATTTGATTTAAATAAAGGTCTTACATCTAATGCTCTTACAAAGAGGTTTGCACAAAAATTTTACAGTGAAATTACAGACAGAGTAAAAATTAAAAAACACTTAACTGAAAATAGTGCTGCTGTTACCCAATTGTATAATCTAATTAATACAAGTATATTTGAAAATACTGGTTACAATGAAAAACTAATAGATGCCATCACAAAGTCTAGCGGCAGTACTCCTAGTGTAGTAACAACTGCTACAAATCATAACCTATCCGACGGAAACTTGGTTAAGTTTGCGTCAGTGCCAGGCATGTATCAATTAGAAGGCAAGTTTGCCTACATAAAAAGTGTAACTTCTACTACTTTTGAAATTTATACAGATGCAGCACTTACAACTGTATATGACACAAGCAGTTTTAGCGATTACATAGATGACAGTACAAAAGGTAAAATACAATTAAGATATCAGCAGTACTGCGAACAAAACACGTCAGGCACACACGTTAACAATAATGAATTGAGTGCAGCATCAGCTGCTGAGTCTCTTAAAGACCTTGTTATTAACATATGGACTAATGGACCCGAAAGTGGGCAAGACATTGTTTATGGTAACAAATATATACTAAAAGTTGTAAATGACGGTACAGATTTAGATCAGACTAATAGTGCAAATGTTGATGCACTTCCTAGTAAACTCATAAGAGGTAAAAAGAGTGGCGCTTTAGGACAGATTACCAGTTTTACAAATAGAACAAGTCCAGCAGAAACAGAATTTTCCTTGAATATGTTAGCTCCTATTGATTTCTTAGAAGACGAAGAAATAGAAGTAGGTTATCTTACAAGGGCAAAACAAGTAACTATACTGGTAGAAAGTGGTACTTACGAGGAAGATCTTCCTATTAGAATTCCGCAAAATACATCGCTCATTGGTGATGAGTTTAGACGTACACTAGTCAAACCACGTAAGCGTGTCTCCCAAAGTGCACATGCTAGTACTTACTTCTATAGAGACAGTGCCTTCGACGGCATTACTACTGCTACCCAAGGTGCTACACTAAATGACCAGCAAGGTAATGCAAAAGGTAAAATTGGATATCACTATCTTTATCGTCCAGACCGTGTTAAAAATGTTGGACCAACTGTAACAAATGCAGGATCTTACACTACAGCAAAACAAATATTACTAGATAACTCAAAGTATATAGTAGAAGAAACGTTACAATTCCTAAACACAAATCATTCAAGTGTAACTTACGACGAAGTTGCTTACAGAGATGATTTTCATAAATTAGTAGATGCACTAGCACACGACCTAGGAGAAGGCGGCGAAGAAAGAAGTTTAGAAATACAAGGATCTTATCACGAAGTGGGTGATACTGATTATCTTTCTAGACTAGGTGATAGCTCAACAGAAACAGCAGTAGAAGCAGCAATTGACAACATATATACTTTGTGCAATTCACTATTAAGTGCAAGTGCACCTAGCTATACCGACAGTAGTTACACAGCAGGTAGCTCAACAGTAACAGACAAAGTGGTTCCTAATCTAAGTAATGGGTCTGGTGAATCAGGTTCGATAAGTGCTGTGCAAGACTTAATTGACAAGATAAATTTTGTATTCAGTATTGATTATAATCCGCCGTTACGTAACGATCAACTTGACGTGTTTTTTGTAAATGACGCATCAACTGTAGAAAATATCACAATACAAGAGCACGGCGGATTTGGTATTGTATTAGATCCAGTTGGGCAAATATTAACAAAGTCTCCTTACATTGCAAATTCTAGTAGTGTAAGCAAAAGCACAAATACTAAAACTTTTGCCGGTGGTGTATTTGCAGATGCTTATGCAGGAAGCATACCTATTAGAATACGTGGCAACAGTGGAACATTTACCGATGCTACAGGCTCGGTATCATTAGATGCATTCACACTTTGGGTTGAAAGTGAAGACACTGACCTAATTGGTGACAGCTCAGTATTAGGCATACAAGGTTTAAAGGTAAAAGAACCGCAAGTTCCTAGTGTGTTTTACGTAGACGGTGTAAGATATCAAATTAATGCTATCAGTAACTATGATAAAGATTTAGGCAGATGTATTTTATACCTTGATCCTACTACCAACAACTCTACCGGTTATGTAGGTGACGTTAGTTCTTCAGTAGATGTAGAGACATTTATACAAATAGGCGGTAGCAGAAGTATTACAGTTGGCAACTTCCAACAAATAAACGACTTGGGCTACGGTATTGTTGCTGCTAACGGTGCAAAAATTACGGCAGATCACATTGAATCTACATATAACCAAGCTAGTATATATTCAAAAGACGGAAGTGATATTAAACTTACAAACTCAACTTCTAATTTTGGTAAGTTTGGTATTGTGTCAGAGGGCGCCGATCCTAATACTATTCCAGATGCAGTAACTTTACGTGACACTATGGTACAACCTGCCAAAATACACGGAACATTCAGTGCCGGTACAAGTCAAACTACAGTTAAAATATATGATGTAACGGTAGCTCCTAAGGCAGGCGGTATTTTGACCATCACAGGCCTTACAGATGACAGCACCTTCCGAACACTAGATTATAAAATTAACAGTGTGAAAGTTGATACTGCAACAGGTTCACCAGCTGTAATAAGTAGCACAGTTTATGAATTAACCTTTACCGCAGATGACGTTTCGTCTACAAACTTTTTTGGTACACTACAACAAGATCTAGCAGACGATACATTAGTAGAATATAGAGATGGAACGCAGTTTATTTTTGCAGATGTAGCAAGCCCTACAACATTAGATCCAAGACCTAATACAACTTTCACATTTACCGAAAGCCAAGATACTTCTTATAGTACAACTGTGTTTTCAACACAAGACAATTACAGCGGTGACTTACCAAACACGCATGTAAAAGCTACGTTTGATAAACAATTTGAATATATTGACCTCCAGCCCAGCATAGCAAATATTGTAGGCAAGGGCGATGCACAAGGAAATACTACTTTAGCAATTAATTTAATTACAGGTGGGTCGGCTTCATTCCCTAATACTACTCGAGTAGTTGGAATGTTATTTACTTGGGCTGGTAGAACGCACAGAATTACAAATTACGATGCAACCCCAGTTACACATGCTGTGATAACATTTGCTGATACTGATTCTAATGGTGCAGCACTACCAAACATTCATCCTAGCTATGCAGGTGCAGGTTTAGCAGAACCAGTATACACTGGTAATGTACCCGAAAGTATTAAAGCTGGGCTAGAAAAAGGTGTAGATGCAGAAATTACAGAAAAAACTGCTGTAGTTAGGGCAACCAGTACGGCATTTAAGAGTGTAGGCGCTGGGTCGTTTAACGACACAAACTTCCCTAACGATATACTAGGTGATCCAGTTGACAACTCAGATCCTACTCCGTTTACTACTTCTCCTAGTGCAAGTAAAGCTGAAGTATGGCAACGTGGTAAAGGTAGAGTGTTCTGGAACAGCTCGGATCAATTTGGTGTATTTAGAGTTGGGCAATTCTTTAACATAGATCAAGCAACAGGCACAACCACTATATCAGGTGGTATTGGTATTTCTGATGCTGAAAGCTTAGGATTTAGTTTAGGTGCCACTATTAATGAATTCTCTACAGATGATAGTATGAGCGGACAATCTGACAGTGCTGTACCAACTGAGAAAGCTGTACAAAGTTATATTGATAGACGTTTACATGTTAACGAAGCAGGAAGTGCTATTGCTGTATCTGATGAAATAGGACCTGGTTTTATGGCGCTAAACGGCGCACAGGCAATGACTGGTGATTTAGATGCTGGTAATAATAATATAATTAACTTAGATCCGCCGTCAAACTCAACAGATGCAGCAAACAAAGCATATGTTGATGCACAGATAGCAACTAAAGACAGTTTAAGTGAACTTAACGACATTAGTATTTCTACTGCTGCAACAAGTGACTTGCTAGTGTACGGCGGAAGCTCATGGGAAGACGCTGCTGTAAGCGGTGATGTCACACTTACAAGATCTAGTGCTAATACAATAACAAGTGCTATTTCTGCAGGTGTTATTGTAGACGCTGACATAAATGCAAGTGCAGCGATTGCTCAAAGCAAATTAAGTTTAGACGACGCAACTACAAGCACAAAAGGTATAGCAAGTTTTGATACAGATCATTTTACAGTTACTTCGGGTGCTGTAACTGTAAAAGCAAACAGTATTACAAAAGCAGATATCGAACAAATTAGTACAAGCACTGTTTTAGGCAGAACTACTGCTGGCACAGGTAACGTTGAAGAAGTTTCTATTAGCACTATTTTAAGTTCAGGTAATGCAATACTTGACGGAGACTTTACTACAGATAATACTGGCTCTAAAGTGCTTACACAAGTTGCTGCTGGGTCATATGGATTGACAAACCTTTCAGCTACAACTGCAAACAACTCTGTAGTTAAGCGTTCGGCAACAGGTGAAGTAGATGCTACTGCTTATCAAATCGACGGTAATCAAATACTTGACGTGGACGGCACTGATACTGTGCTTAAAACTACAGCAGGCGGTGTATTACTAAGAGGCGAAGGTGCTACTCCTACATTAGAAACAGGTGGCGCAGTTCAAGTAGGCGATATTGCTAACGTAGACAACAGCACATTCCAAGATGCTAGTAGCTATAGTACAAGCACAAGTAAACTAGCGTCTACTTGGATTTACACAAACTTCTTAGAAGCTGCTACAGAAAAAGGTGCTAGCAGCATGGGTATTGGCTTAGGAGCAGGTGGCGGTTTTGCCGAGTCTGCAGCTGATACGATTATCGCAGTAACTAACGGCATTGTGCGTACTGTTACAAATGACTCAGGTCTGACAGTTTCATCTGGTGACTTGACAGTTTCTTCAGGAAACTTGACAATGACTTCCGGGTATGTGCAAACTACCAATCTTACAACAGGCGGAAGTGCAACAGCAGGTACTGTTACAGGCAACTGGACTCTTACTGTAGGATCACGATTCGAAGCAACATATGCAGACATTGCAGAATATTATGAAGCTGATCATACATACGAAGTTGGCACAGTATTAGTGTTCGGTGGCGAAAAAGAAGTCACAGGCTGCACAGAGCACAAGTCAACAAGAGTAGCAGGGGTGGTTTCTAACACAGCAGCATTTACAATGAACCAAGACTGTCCTGGTATTGCAACTTGTATTGCACTTGTAGGACGTGTACCTGTAAAGGTAATAGGAAAAGTTGAAAAAGGTGACATATTAGTTACTAGTGCAGTTCCGGGATATGCTGTTGTTGATAATGATCCTAAAGTGGGAACAATACTTGGTCGTGCAATAGGTATTAAAGATGATGCAGACAAGGGTGTTGTTGAAGCCTTAGTAGGAAAATAACAATAAATATACAAAAGAGAAGTAGAGAATGACAAATAGATATCCACTTATAATAGATACACTAGATTCTAACAAGATAAAAGAATTACCTTCAGGTGATAACTTAAATCTTACAGGCAACGGTGTAGTAGGAGTTACTAACATTACTGCTTCTGGTGGTATTACTTCTGATACACTCACAGCAAATACAATGACACTAGGTGGGCAAACTGTAAAAAGTGTAGCAACATCTGCTAGCTATAATGATCTAGTCAATGCACCATCTGCTGTAAGCGACTTAACAAACGATCTAAACTTTGTTACTACTGGTGCAAATATATCTGTGTTTACAAACAACGCTGGATATTTGACAACTGTGGCTTTTGCTGATCTTACAAGTAAGCCTACTACCCTTGCAGGATACGGAATTACTGATGCACTAACTACAGGTTCTAATAATAGTCTATTAGTTAATGATTCGGGATATTTAAAAGCAAGTGATCTACAAAATGGTGTTATCACTGTTGATGTAAACAATACTGGTGACTTAGTAGGTTCGGTGTTTGCAGACGACAGTACTGTAATGATAGATAGTTTACTTGGTGCTATAAATTTAGATGGAACAATTCGCGGCAACGTTATTCCAGCAAATAATGCAACATATAACATAGGCTCAGCATCAAACAAATTTAGTACTGTAACCGCTAATACTTTTGTCGGAGAATTAAAAGGTAGCGTATTTGCAGATGATTCTACACTACTTGTTGATGCTGTAAATGGAACAATTCCAGGATATGTAAGCATTGCAACTTTAAAAGCAGAAGTAGCCGCAAGTGCAGATTTTGCTGCATTCAAAACACGAATAGCAGCACTTTAACGGAGAGATAAATGGCAGTTCAAACAATTAACATAGGTAACATTGCTAACGATGGCACAGGGGATAATCTAAGGCAAGCGTTCCAAAAAGTTAACACAAACTTTGCAGATTTAGATCAACGTTTTGATTTTAACAATACCATAGAAAATTTAGGCACAGGTGAAGGTGTTTTTTATACAAAAGAAAACAATGTTCAGTACTACAAGAGTTTAAAAGCTGGAAATAATATTAACCTTAGTAGCACCAATGACGAAATAACAATAAGCAGTACAGAAGCTTTTACAATACAAACAGATTCAGACAGTGTAAGCGTATCCGGTACTGGAAAGTTTTTTGGTATCAAGGGCGGCACAAATATTGATACAACAATTACAAGTAACGATGTAAATGTTGCTATTGACCCTAACGGTTTAGTTGCGTTAGACACTTCTCCTACACTAGGTGGAACCCTTAACGCAAATAGTAACAATATTACAAACGTAGGATCAATAACTGCAAATAGCTTTATAGGTAACGTGGTTGGCACAGTAAATGGTGTGACTGTTACAGATGATTCTAATGCATTAGATTTTGGCGGATTTATACAAAATGTAACTACTGTCGGCTCATATATTATTGCCACTACTACAATTGATTATGGCAGTTTCACAAGCCCTGCATCATTAACCAGTGATTTCGGAAGTATCTAATCCTAATAAATACAATAGGAGTAGATGATGCATATTGATCAAATTTGGACCAAAAAGTCTGGCAATACAATTGCTACACTAGAAGAAAATAGCATTGTTGCTGTAGATCTTCCGATATCAGAACCTACCGCAACAATTACTTTGATTAGCGGAAGTTTGCCAAAAGGTACACGTATAGTCGGACACCAAATTATAGGTACACCAGCTGAGGTTGCATATGAAACGAAGTACAGATTTGTTTTACGTGCTAGTTATAATAGCAATTTATATGATCGTACATTTAACATTATTGTAAATGGATCAGATGTACCTCAGTGGACTACTGCTGAAGATCTTTTACCGATTGGTAACAACAAGGCTTATTTTGTATTAGACAATGCTCTTGTTGATTTTCAATTAGAAGCAACAGACGATGATACAAGAGCAGGACAAACCTTAAGATACAGTCTTGCAAGTGGTATATTGCCGCCAGGTCTATCATTAACTGTTGATGGAAAAATACAAGGTATAGTTGATCCTATACTCGCTATAGAAAAAGCACAACAAGGTGGTTATGATATCGGTGCATATGATTACGGATCAGGCACAGGGTATGATTGGTATAGTTTAATAGCTCAATCATCAAACGGTTTTGATAGTTATTACTATGATTTAGTAAAATACGATATTAGTGTACCAACAAAAGTTCCTAGGAAGCTCAACAGATATTTTGAGTTTACTGTTGATTTAACAGACGGTGAATTTGTTATTCCTAGAACATTCCGTATATTTGTTGTAGGTGACGATTTCTTTACATCAGATGTGACATTGATGCAAGCGGGTACAGGCACATTTACAGCAGATGTTAGTAAACTAAGAGCGCCTGTTTGGCTTACTCCAAGTGACTTTGGGTATAGACGAGCAAATAACTATGTGTCTTTGCCTCTGCAAGTAATCAACAATGCTACTCTAGAAGGGTTAGTTTGGTATAGGTTAGAGGAAATAAACGACGACGGTACTGACAGTTTACTTCCTCCTGGATTAGGATTAGATTTTAGAAATGGTTATATCGTTGGCAGAACTCCGTTTCAACCAAGTGTGACAAAAACTTATAAATTTACTGTAACTGCTACACGAGTAAGTTTCGACTCCGAACGTGTAGAACTCCAGCAATACGCTTATGAAGATATAGCAAAAAACGCCGCTACTATAAAGATTAGCAAAACAGAAAAAATTACCGAGTTAGATCTAATAGGCAGAACTTTTACAGTTCTTGGATTTACCTATAAAATACTAAATGCCGATTTTAGTAATTCATTATATGATGAAATAACTTTGACTTTCGGAACAAAAACTGCTATACCTAAAGGAACAGAAATAAATTTAGGTATATTTGATCTTACAGAAGCAGAAGAAGCAAAATCTACTAAGACTTTCACTGTAAAGCTTTTAGGAGAAGTAGAAAGTGAAATTACATGGGTTACTGATGCAGACTTAGGGTCTATAGGTGCAAACTACGTAAGTGTTAAAAAAGTAGTTGCAACGTCATCAGTTACAAATGCAAACGTATTTTATACCTTAACATCGGGAAGTCTTCCACCTGGGATGCGTTTAAACTTTGACGGAGAGTTATTAGGAACTGTAAAAAGTTTTGGAAATGTAAATGAACAAGGACTTACAGTTTTTGATTCAAGCAGCACAAAATTTGATAACAATACCACTCGACTAGATAGAGAATTCAACTTTACAGTTACAGCAAAAGATCATTTTGGTTACAGTCTTAAGACACGGACTTTCAAAATAAAAGTAGCTGACCCTAATGATAAAGAATTTAGTAATCTTTTTATCAAACCTAGTTTAACTAGATCAAAACGTGATAAGTTTAGAAATATAATAAACGATCCTCAAATATTTAAACCAGAATGGCTGTTTAGGCCTAGTGATACAAATTTTGGCATACAAGACGATCCAAAAGTATTGCTCTATAGTGGCATTGAAACAAAAAATATGCAACACTATATTGCAGCAACTAATCTTTACGGAAAACGTAAAACGTATCAAATAGGCCAGTTAAAAACAGCGGTTGCTAAAGAATTAGGTACACAAAATATTGTATACGAAGTTGTTTATCTTGACGTAATTGATCCTAGTAATAGTACAACTAAATCAAAGACTAGAAAAACATATTTACATAATGACAACACACCTCTAGTCGTCAATAGTGCACACTACGATAATGAGGATGAATTGTATGATAGTGAGCCATACCATGTGGTAATAGGCACTCGCGAGCAAGGCGATATAATATTTGACTTTCGTGTAAATTTAACTGTGGAAACTAGAGAAAATGAAATTTTAGAATGGATTCTTGCAAATAAATTGTACGTAGGCAGTAATCTTGGTAATAATCTAGAAGTAGAAATTTCAAAAGTAGGAGCTGCGACTCACTATAAAATACGACCGACAAATCCAAATGTAGTCACTGCAGACTTTGATTTATACACTGTGGACAGCATTATTAAAAATAAGAAAACAATTGCAAGTATAGATAACCTTCGTGATGAAATTAAAAAAATAGGCGAAACCGAAAAAGACTTTTTGCCATTATGGATGCAAACTCCGCAAGATTCTATTGCAGAAATAGGATATGTGCCTGCTCTAGTATTATGCTATTGTAAACCAGGAACAAGTTCAAAAGTTATTGAAAAAATAAATAGTTCTAATACTAACTTTAAGGAATTTGAACTGGATGCTGATAGGCTGATTATAGATAATGCAGAAAACAATGCAAATGATCAATATATTGTGTTCCAGGATAAAGAATACGTAGTTTAATGCAAACTGAAATCGAAGAATGGATACTGAATTTTGTATCTGTAAAAAGTAAAAAATTAGATGCAATTCCCTGTCCGTTTGCAAAAAAAGCCTTGTTGAAAAAGTCAATTAGGTATGTAGATTGCAATTCACAAAGTCTTACTGAAGAATTCGCTAGGTTAAAAGATAGCTGGGATGATAGCTTTGAAGTTGTAGCTTGTTTTGCTAACCAAGACCAGTTTACTGTATCTGAATTACAACAAATTGTAGATCAGTTTAATCAAGAATGCAAAGACAACGAAATTGATCTTGTTGCTTTAGAAGATCATCCTAAAGATGCAGAAATAATTAATGGTGAAACAATGAATTTTGGAAAAGCGATTCTTGTTTTATTGCAGCGTGCATCTAAACTATCAGAAGCAAGTAAAATATTAAAAGACCAAGGCTATTACAAAAACTGGAGTAATGAAAATTATCAAAGCGTTGTAGCATGGAGAGATAGTTGAATGAACTAATATATTCTAGAATAAATTTATCTAAAACTAACTATGAACTTTTACCAAATGCAAAAATGCTAGACTCACCGCCAATTGACAATCTTAATCAAATTTACAAAGATTATTGTGTTTACAAACAATTTAAAAGTGTTATGCCTATTTTTGATAGTGATTATAATGCGTGTGATGTAATTGGATATTTTGATAGTGACAGATTGGTTGCCTTTAGCTTAATACATTTATTCGATGACGAGCATGCTGAATCATTACAATTTGCGTGGGACTATAAAAATCCAAAACTTAGGTTAGGTTATGCAAGTTTACAACACGAGTGCAGATATTACAAAGACAAAGGATATAAATTCTTGTACCTAGGATTAGCTGATAAGTATAAAGAAAAATTAGACGGATTTGAAATTCTAGGACCACTTCCATAATGGACGTTTATACAATTTATGCTGACCACAGTGAAGATACAAATGCACATGAGTTTGTAAGACTTATGAAAAAGTTTCTTGATAAAATGGTAAAGCTTCGACGCATGGAAACTTATCGTATCACAAGGATGAAGCTAGGATTTAGATCCATGGATCTACCTGAATTTAGAATTGACATGGAATTCAGTAACATGCAGCAGTTAGATGATGCAATGACTAGCGTTATTCGTAATGAAGAAAATATCGAAGGTGAACATGTAGGTTTTAACCATTTAGTAGACATAGAAACAATACAACATTTTTTATACAGAGACTTTCCAGATGACATATAGAATAGATAAAGTAAACAGTTACAACGGCTGGGATCCATTAAAGCAAGTTGTACTAGGCGATTGCTACCCCCCAGAGTTTTTTGAGGATATGAAAGATCATAAACTTCGTGATCTTATGCAAAGACTAGTAAGCGAAACTAGGGAAGATCTTGATAATATACAAAAAACTTTAGAAGACTTTGGCGTTGATGTTGTTCGCTTAGATCCACTTTATAATATGCGACAAGAAATTGGTTCGCCTACTACAATTATGGAATGGTTCGAAAATCGACATAGAGTAACATTCGGACAAGTTCCAAAACCTCCTATCACTCCGCGAGATCAATTTTTAGTTATGGGAGATAAATTTTACGTTACATCTGCCGATCATTACTATTTAGAACTAGCACACACTATGTTCGAAACCAATACTAGAGATGTTCTTGTCAATCCTAATATCACTGACTCCAGCTTAGTTGATGCTGCAAGATTACAATACGACGGTCTAGCTAGAGGTGAAAAAGTTGGCCCTGTTGGACCTATTGCACAAAGTGACGATCAAGTAAGAAACCAAATTTTTGGCGAATTTAGACGACACCCATGGAACGGTATTAAGCCTTTTCAAACATGGGAAGAATGTTTGGAATTTTGGGACACAGCGGATCCTACAAATAACGACCATCATTATTTTTTACAATTAATCAGTAAAGTAAGCCATAGTAGTTTTGCTCCATGTGTTACTCGAGTAGGAGATAAAATTATATGCGATATACAAGATTTTAAATCTATTGACAAGGTTATGACTAAATTTACAGAATTCCAGCAAGTAACTGCGGCAATTGGTGGTCATAATGACGGTAGTATAAACTTACCTAGGCCAGGCTTGCTAATCTGTGCCCCGTGGGAAGATCCTGATTTTTATAAAACCACATTCCCGGGATGGGATATAGTTCAAATTGATCATACAGGACAAATGCAACATGATTGGGGAAGTTGGAAAAATGATAAAGCTGAAACACAAGGTAGATGGTGGAGTCCATTTAACAAAGAAAATCCTGAAATAATTGACTTTGTTGATAGTTGGTTAAATGAGTGGGTTGGATATGCTGAAGAGACACTTTTCGAAGTCAACATGCTCAGTGTCAATCCAGAAACTATTTTATCTTTGAATTACCAAAAAGATGTGCACAACGCACTTGAAAAACACGGCGTAGAGCCAATATACTGTAGATTTAGACATAGAAATTTTTGGGATGGCGGTTTACATTGTTTAACACTTGATACTGTTCGCGAAGGCGGCATGCAAAATTATTTTTAGTATAAATAGTATATATTGAGGAATTAGAAATGGCAAGTAGTATTACAGCTGACAATATAGATGCTAACTATCCAGTAGCAGGTCAAGACAATAATAGTCAAGGTTTTAGAGATAACTTTAATTTGATCAAAAACAGTCTTGTAGCTGCAAAAAGCGAAATAGAATCACTGCAAACTAACACTGCAAAACTAAACGCAGATAATGATTTTAACGGTGTAAAAATTGCTAACACTAGATTAGAAAACTGGACACAATCTGTATATTCATACGGTTCTGTAGCAGGTGATTTAGAAGTTGATTGGGCTAATGCGCCATATCAAACTATACAAGCTTCTGCAAATATTACACTTACTTTGAGTAATTGGCCTGCTAGTTCTAAGTATGCAAAAATGTTATTGCAACTCACTAGCGACGGATCATCAAGGACCTTATCTTGGATAGTTGCTAACGGCGGAACACTGAAAGTAGATACAAGTTGGCCTAGTTCGTTTACTGTAAGTAGCACAAATGATCCTGTATTTGTTGAATTATGGACAACAAACGGCGGTGTAACTGTGTTTGGCAAGTATTTGGGCTTATATGATACACCATGATACTAGGTAATCTCAGTGATTTATCTGAAAAAGAAATTCTCGAAAAAATAGACGACTTGTCTAGAAAATACTTTATTGCAGGTGCTAATCAACAATTACAAGAGCAAATTGCTAGTGCAATTGACTTATTTAAAATTGAATTAGAAGAACGTAAATTTAAAAATAAACCAGATCAAGGCAATAATGATCTTGACAATTTAATCAATATAGATTAAAATAATACATGCTTATGAAAACAGATCATCTAGGTGTACCTCGTTTCACCAATCAAAATCTTATCGATATGATTTACAGTGGCAATGCTAACAAATGCCATGTTGTTTTATGCGAACCAAGTGACGAAGTAGATAAGTTTAACACTGCTATGGAAACACAAGGTCTTGATAAGTTACAAAAATATATTCCTTTAGATGTAGACAAAACACAGTTTGATGCAGTGTGTCAATCAGAATGGTTAATGCCTGATACATATAAACAACTAGATGTAGTTCAATGGCTTTATGATGCACAGTATCTTAGACATCATAATGAAAAAAGAATAAGACGAATAAAAGACGAATTGAGAGAATATGAAAAACATGGTATGTATGATCTGTTAAGATATTTGATTTATCTAGTAGACTTCATGCGAGAAAATAACATTGTATGGGGCGTAGGGCGAGGTAGCTCTGTAGCTAGTTACGTGCTATATTTAATAGGTATACACAAAGTAGATAGCTTTAAATATAATTTAGACTACAAAGAATTTTTAAGATAAGTAATACACGGGATTAGATATGAGTAAAAAATACATTAGTACAAAAACATATAGACAAATTGCACCTTGTGCATACCGCCAATGGCGAGCAGATAGTCATTGTAATCTAGTACATGGCTATGCATTTTCTTTTCATTTTGAATTTGAAACAGATGATCTAGATGCTCGTAATTGGGTTGTGGATTTTGGCGGTTTACGACCGCTAAAAGATAAACTTGAAGACTGGTTTGATCACACACTGCTAGTTGCAGAGGATGATCCGCAACGTGAACATCTACTTAAACTAGGTGAACTTGGCCTTGCAAAGATTACAGAAGTTGAAAAAACCGGGTGTGAAGGTATTGCTGATTTCTTGTATGAATACATCAACACTATATTCTTACCAAGTTGGGAACCCGGAGAACGTGTTTGGTGTTCTAAAGTAGAAGTTCGCGAAACAGATGCTAACATGAGTATGCGTGTTGGTCATAGAGAAGACAACGAGTTTGACTAAGGAGAGTTAAATGGTACAAAAGAATCCAGGTAGAAAACAACATCGAACTATGCGTGGCAAGTTAGTAGACATGGATATGCTGCGTAAGAAAAATGAGTTAACTCCAGCAGTAGGAAACATGAACGTTAATGCTAGAGGTGACGAAATAGGTCCAGGCGGAAAAATTGTTCGTACTAGAGAAGAAGTGTTAGCTGAGTATTACAAAAACAATGATGCAGTAATTGCAGATCCAGGGCCGCAAGAGGACTAATATGAAAAAGTTTAAATCTAAAGTGAGAGCCATTGGTAATAAAGTTCTTGTTTCGGACATGGATTTTGGCGATCAAAAAACCAAAGGTGGTTTGATTATATCTAGTGATGATGGCAAAACCCGCGGCGTTCACGCTCGTTGGGGACGTGTATTTGACAAAGGTCCTCGTAATACTGACGAGTATGACATCGGTGACTGGGTCCTTATAGAACACGGCCGCTGGACTAGGGGTGTGGACTTCGAAACAGATGATTTTACTGGCACTATTCGCATGGTTGATAATGCAGCAGTCTTAGGGTACAGTGAAACAAAACCTGATGACGTAATATTTGGTAATGAGTATAATGACGGAGATCACATGACCGTAGACCCAAGTGATTTTATACAAAAATGAGAATATTTAATAAAAAGAAACCTAAACAGGTAGTAAAAAAAGCAAGAGAATTTTCACCATATGAGCGTAAAAATGGTGAGAAAATGTCCGACATTGAAAAAATGGATCAAGGATTTAACGGTTCAACATACACAGTTAATGGTATTGATATTGACTTTTCATGAATAAGGTCACTGCGCACAAACAAAAAGTTTTGGAAATGAACCAAGACTTATGGCAAACAAGTGTGCAGCGACCCTGCTTCATCGACACTGGATTAGTTTATCCTCCAGGTGCTGGCGGGAATTTTTTACTAAGCTGTTTACAATCTGATTGTCAAGTAAGTGCTTCTAGCGCTAACGAATATTTTTACCCAGACAGTGTGCAATCTCCGCTAGATGTTTATCCTACAGCTACAGATACTTTTTTAGATAAAGATTGGTCAGATAGACAATATGTAGAATCAGTTGTAAATTTGTATAATAACAAATATGTCAATAATGTACAGAACAAAAACAAATTTTACTTACATCATTTTTTTCCTACAATTCTAAGCATGACTTGTAATTTACATATTGATGATCTTATTGTTGTTAATGAATCTAGGTATACATTTATGTTGACTAATTTAATAAAAGAATTAAAACTTTTTGCCACAAGGGATTTTAACAGTCCACATGCAATAGAAGAAATTTTTTATCATAATTGGCCCGAAGTAAAACAACTTGATCAGTTTGGGGGGTTCGAAGCTGGTACTTGGAATCTTGCATATATTAGTTTAAATGAATTATTACCGTCTATACAATATAATAGCACAATACACTGGAGATATATACTACATACTCAAATTTACAAACAGTATGTTAATAAAAAAACTGCAAAGAAATTTCTACAGGAATTTTTTAATACATACTTTCACCTTATACAACATTATGCAAAACATCTCAACCATGACTATTATCAAGCAAGTTTAGAAGATGCAGCAACTTACACACGAAATTTACACTTGTACGAGTACGATGAACTATTTTTTGATTTAAAGATACCAGACAAATTTTTTAGCTTTTGGAAAACAAAGGATACCAAAAAACAACAAAAATATAATTATAGGAAAAAAGTAGCAGAGTATAGTAATAGAACATTGGCTCAAATCAAAGAAATCATGCCCTTTATTACAAATAGGCATTACAAAAGAGTGATGAATAAATTAATTCAGCATTTACAAAAAAAACTATACACCGCATGTACTGAACATCATATTAAACTAGTTGACATAACTAGAAATACATAGTAGTATAAATTTTTAACAGGATGTGAATAATGACTAATATTGTTGATTTAAACAAGTATAAAGAGTTTGTAGATGCTGTAACCAGCAACGAATCTAAGTCTGTTGTACAAATGTACAATCGTATGGTTGATATGGACACAGGCGTTAACGGTGCTGAAGTAAACAGTGCACGCCTTCTTACTGGTGCTATCGGACTTGCAAGCGAAGCAGGTGAGTTTGCTGAGATTGTAAAGAAAATGATCTTCCAAGGTAAGCCATGTGACGAAGAAACTATTTTCCATATGAAACGTGAGCTTGGTGATATTATGTGGTATTGGATCAACGCTGTAAATGCAATCGGCGAAGATCCTAACGAAGTAATAGCAGAAAATGTAAAGAAACTAGAAGCACGTTATCCAGGTGGAGAATTTGACGCATTTTACAGTGAGAATCGTAAAGACGGCGACTTATAGTGAACAACTACAAATTAAGAGATAAGTTTGATCGTAAAGCAAGCCCATGGAATAAATTTATCCGTGCATGTGCTGAATCTATGAAAAACAATAATCTTGATTTGTTTTTGCTGACAAATGATAAATTAAAAGTCAAAACATGGATGCAGGATTTTGTTAGCACAGAACATATCTTACCTCCTTTAGTTATAGACAAAGATCCTGCTGTAGTTTTTGAAAAAACCAAAATTCCTAATTTTTATCTCAAATGTAATTTATATTCAGGATTAAATGCTAGGATTCAAGACGGGAAGTTTTGCTTAGGACGTACTACAGATGCAACCGATTATAATGGATATTCTAAGTTTAAAAATGATCTGCTAACTTTATATCAAAAGGAAAGTTTTGGTTTATACGAATATCAAAAATGCGGCACTCCTTTGTATTTTAGCGAATCTGCTTTAAATGATATTGTAGATTATAAACACTTTTTTATCTATGGAGATCATTTTATGACTCAAACTGTGTATAATATAGAACAAGGTACTCCTAATATAAAAGAAGCAATGGTCTGGCCTGATGGAAGTCCTGTTGGAGCCCAACTGGTCAATGCAATTAGCCAAGCCTTTGTAAAACCAAAATCATGGAATCAACAAATTGCGGTTTGCAAACCAATAGCAAAGTATTTTGACTTTATACGTATTGATGTAATCACACAAGAAGACAGTGATAAGTTTTATATAGCAGAAATAGAACCATTGCCACGACGTGGTAACTACAAAGCAAAAGACATAATGAAAATCATAAATCCAAAACTGCAAAAAGATTATGGCATTATATGAGCGGTCAACGTAGATTTTTAAAATTATGGGCAAGAACTGTAGGAATGCCAATAGGCTTAAATGATGAAGATAAACCTGAATTCTTGCCAATTCCTCAAAAAGATGTAATAAGAGCTTTAGCATTTAGAACATTTTGGATTGTGTTACATATTGTGACATGTTTTGCTATTATTGCAGGGAATGGAAGAGTGTTGGGCTTTTGGTAGAACGTATAAAACTTTTCTTTGCATGGTATAAACTATTGCTTTCTAAGAAATATCATGCTATAACTAGTATACAAGATGCGTGGTATAACTCTGCGTATTACACACTTGATGGAAAATATAAAGAATCATATGTTCAAAAACAGAAAAGAATACACTGAATGGGCCCTCGATTTACTTGACAAGTATGGCGTTAAAGATCCCAGCACTTACAGCGCAGCTGAAATAAAGCACTACAATCCAAATATTCCTGAATCGTTTATTGATGATTACACAGGAAACACAAATAACTACGACACTTATAAAGTTAATATCAAAAGGTAATTGAATAATGAAAGAACTTTGGGTAGAGAAGTATAGGCCGAAAACTGTAGACGGTTATGTATTTAGAGATGATGCACAGCGTAATCAAGTAAACACTTGGATTAAAGAACAGACTATTCCGCATTTGCTGTTCAGCGGTAATGCAGGAATCGGTAAAACAACTCTAGCAAAGCTGTTGTTTAACGAGCTTGACATTAATCCGCTTGACGTACTTGAGATTAACGCAAGTCGCACTAACTCTGTAGACGATGTTCGTGATAAAATTGTAAACTTTGTGCAAATGATTCCTTTTGGGGATTTTAAAGTTGTGTTGTTAGACGAAGCTGACTATTTGTCTCCAAACGCACAAGCAGCGCTTCGTGGTGTAATGGAAGAGTATCACAGTACCGCACGTTTTATTCTAACGTGTAACTATCCAAACAAAATTATTCCTGCTATTCATTCACGTTGTCAGGGCTTTCACATTGCTAAGATCGATCAAACAGAGTTTACTGCTCGTATTGCAGAGATTTTGATTACAGAAGGTATTACGCCAGACTTAGACACACTTGATACATTTGTAAAAGCAACATATCCCGACTTGCGCAAGTGTATTAACATGGTACAGCAAAATGTAGTAGACGGTGCACTAGTAATGCCGCAGCAAGGTGACAGTGGAGAAACTGATTGGAAACTTGACATGGTCGAGTTGTTCAAAGCAGGCAAGATCCAAGAAGCTCGTAAACTGCTGTGTGGATCAGTGCGAGCAGAAGAAATGGAAGAAATTTATCGTTGGCTGTATGATAATATAGAGCTGTTCGGAAACGAACAGCAACAAGACCAGGCAGTGCTAATTATTAAGCAGGGCTTGGTTGATCACACCCTTGTAGTAGATCCTGAAATCAATTTAGCTGCTACACTAATTAGGCTTGCCAGACTAGGAGAATCATAATGATCGAAACAAAAACACTTAAATCTGCAGAATACTTAAACACTCTTATTGTAGACCGTATGACTCAGAATAAAGATAAAGAAACCGCAGAATTTTTAAACACAGCCCATAAACATATTCATGAAATACTAAACGGACTTGTTGAAACTGCGGTCGAACAGCAGGCACCTGCAGGCGTATATGTTATCGAAAACCGCAGCGAAGAAGATGTTAAACTCGAAGCGTTTAAAGATGAAAAATCAGCTATGGAGCGTTTTGGAAAGCTAGGCGAAGCTGACAACTTTGCTAACGTTGAAAAGCTACGTATGCACGCTTTATCACTAAAGGATTAATATGCGAGGACATCTTGAAGTATTTGTAGGGCCAATGTATGCAGGGAAAACCAGTAAGCTACTTCAGCGTGTTCTTTGGCTTAATCATCAGCACAAAAAAGTCCTTGTAGTCAAACCTAGCAAGGACAATAGATATAGCGAAGACAAGATTGTAACTCACAACCAATTAAGTTACCCTTGTATTAGTGTAAAAACACTTCAAGATGTAAATGAAAACTATAATATCCAACCTTATAATTTTAACACTGTTTGTTTAGATGAAATTCAATTTATGGATAACGATCTAATGTACGAAAATGTAGAACAGTGGTTAGCAAATGGTGTTAATGTTATTGGAGCTGGCTTAGACCAAGACAGTAGAGGGGTGCCTTTTGAAAGTGCATGCACACTTATGGGTCTAGCTGATACTGTAGAAAAAATTACAGCGGTTTGCACAACTTGTGGTAAGCCTGCTACTAAAACATATCGACTCGAAGCATCTGGAGATCGTGTACAGGTAGGTAGTATGGGCATGTATGAACCACGATGCGTAGAACACTGGGAACCTAAGTAGTGATAGAACAATTTGCAGTATTAGCAGCAGGTACATTGTATGGTTTAATTATTGGTATTATTCCCAGCGCTGGCGCCACTACAGGACTAATTGCACTTTTCTCAGTTATAGGATATTTTTCTGGTGATCCTTACCTAGGTGTTATTTTTTGTATGGCTGTTGTAGCTGCATCTACTACAGGTGATACTTTTGCCGGCGTGCTGTTAGGAATTCCAGGCGCAAATTCTGCTGCTGCTACAATGATAGACGGACATCCGCTTGCACTGCAAGGCAAAGCAACTTATGCAATTACAGCAGCAGTGACAACAAGTACAGTAAACGGAGTGCTATGGGGACTTTTAACCTTTGCTTTGTTACCTTTTTATACAAAATTAATGTTGATATTTGGTATACCTGAATTATGGGCGTTTACCATGCTTGCTTTAGCGTGTGTTGGTTTTATTTCTAGCAAGTGGTGGTTGCGTAGTTTAATTGCTATTGCTATAGGTATAGCACTTGGATATATTGGAACTGACCCTGGCACAAACGCTGATAGATGGACATTTGGTTGGCAATATTTGGGCGATGGATTACAGTTGATGCCTGTAGTTGCAGGATTATTCGCATTTCCAGAAATGATCAAAGGGTTACGTCAAGGAACCTCTATTGCAAAAATAAGTACAGATCAAACTGCTCAAACTTTTGATGGCATAAAAGCTGTATGGCAAAATAAATGGGATGCACTAAGAGGTGGATTTATAGGTGCATTTATTGGCTTACTTCCGGGCTTAGGCGGAAGTATTAGTGATTGGATTTCTTATGGATCAACTGTCGCAGCAAATCCTAAAGAAAAATTTGGTAATGGAAATATCAAAGGTGTCATAGGCCCTGAAGGATCTAACAACGCACAAAAAGCTACAAGTATGATTCCAACAGTGCTATTTGGAATTCCAGGAGCGAGTTTTGCTGCTGTAATAATTGCGTTGTTTATGTATTTAGATTTTGAATTAGGCACACCTGACCTAGCATATGATACACAATTTTTTAACAGCTTAACCTTCGGCTTTTTAGGGGCCACTGTACTGGTTGGAATTTTCTGCTTAGTGTTTACAAAATATATTGCCTTGATTACAAAAGTGCCGTATAAGTTTTACTTTCCTATTCTAGTTGTTTTTATTATTTGGGCATGTGTTCAATACACAGGTGGTTGGGAAGACTATGCAGTACTTGCAGGCTGCACTGCACTTGGATTGCTTGCAAAAAGATTTAAGTTTTCAAGACCTGCAATGTTAATGGGTTTTATTCTAGCAGATAGAATAGAAGCACTTACTTTGCAAATGATCACATTATATAACTTTGACAAATTAATAGATAGACCTATTTTCTTAGGACTTGTTTCTCTTATTATAATAGTCCTAGTATGGGGTGTGTTACGTAGGCAAAAGTTGGAATATGCATAATGAAAAAAGGTCCATATTTAAACCAAAAATATGAAAACTGGAACGGATCACGTTGGCAATATACAAAATCACAATCAAAGTGGCACTTTGACTCGACAAAGCAAACTACAGATTATGTTAATGTCTGTACATTTGCAGGTGAATGGGACTATGCTGTAGAGCAATGTCTTGCTAGAGCAGTAGATGCTACGTGGGCCACAAGAAACAATTATATCAAAGATCCTGGTCAAAAAAAGAAACCAATGTATTCTGCTACTGCTGAAGAAATGGATTTATTTAAAGCGGGAGCTAATCCTAAACAGGAAATATTTCAACGTGCTAAAGCAGAAGACTTTGAAATTTTTAATAAAATTGCTGAGTACTTTGGAATGACAGAATCATCGATAAAGTTTCACAATCAACGCACTGGACAAATGTTGAATCTGCACATAGATAATTTTGCAGGAAGAAAAGAACGGGGAAATAGCTTTAAAACAATTAAAGCCGACAATAATCCAGAATTAATGCGTAGATTTGTAATAATGCTTGACGATTGGAAACATGGTCAAGTGTTCCAACTAGGTAATTCAAACTGGCATCAATGGAAACGAGGCGAGTGTATTACCTGGGAGTGGCGTGATATCCCACATGCTACTTGTAATATGGGTTGGGATAATCGTCCAATGCTGCAAATTACAGGTTGGACTACAGAAAGAACACACGAGATAGTATCAAATGGTTCTAAAACTAAAGTAGTAAACGTTTAAGCAGTGAATAACAACAACGATAAAACTGCACTAAAAAGGAGAAATAAATGTTAAAAAAACTACTAATATCAGCAACACTTTTGGTAGGTGTTGCAACGTCTGCTATGGCAGATTATACTATGATTGTACCGCAGAAACCAGGCGGCGGCACTAGCGTATGGGCCGAAATCGTAGCCGGAGAGCTGGAACCGTTTTTGGGCGAAAACATTCGCATCAAACACATTCCAGGTGCAAGAGACATTCCAGGCTTTAATGAATGGCATAATGAAATGCGTGATAACGATAAAATTATTATGGTATCTCACGGCGGTAACGGCGTGTCATTCCTACAAGAGAATGTAGACTACAATTATGGAGAATATGAATCCATCGGTCTAATGAATCTAAATATCATTGCAGGTAAAATTAAGGGTGCTGATATGGATAATCCATCATTTGCAGCCGGATCTGGACAAACTCCAGAAGCTTTTGCAATGACTTTACTTATTTGTGGTCCTGATAAGACTATAGATGAATATGTATCTTGTTTTAAAGATCATGTTACATGGGTACCAGGCATGTCTGGTAGTGAACGTAGGCTAGCATTTAAACGTGGAGAGCTAACAGGCACTAGAGAAAATCCTGCTGCTTACAAAAAACACGTTGAAGGTAATTCAGATGCAGAAGTATGGTTTCATCACGGAATTCTAGATGCTGCAACAGGTACACATTCTGATGATCCTAACTATCCAGGTTACCAGCTTGAAATCCTTTTTGAAGAACGTTGGGGCGTAGAACCTAGCGGAGACATGTACAATGCGTATAAACTAGTAAAGTCTTTTAGAGATGGTTTACAAAAAGCACTTTGGGTAAATGCTGGTAATCCTAATGCAGAAACTTTGCAAAATGCTCTTACAGCAATGGCAAATGATTCAGCAGCTACAGAAGTAATTCGCAAAAAAGTTGGTGATTACGAGTGGCTTATAGGTGCAGCAGGTAATGCACAACGTGATACTTTAATGACGTTTATTACCGAAGATGCCCTTCGAGATCTTGTGCAGTTTAACACAGAAGCACTGGGCTTGAAGTCAATTTACAAGGAAGACTTAGTAAACTAATGAAATATAGAATTCTATTAGTTGCACTAGAGGCTGAGTTACCTTACAAACGTGCTCCAAGAAACTGTAAAGTATTTTACACAGGAGTAGGTAAGGTAAACGCTGCATTTGTAGCAACTCAGGCAATAGCGGAAGCCCATTCATTGGGCTTCCATCCTGAAGTTTATAACTATGGGACTGTCGGCTCATGCAACAGCAACTTACAGGGTTTGCATCGTATAACAAAATTTGTGCAGCGTGATATGAATGCAGAGCCGCAGGCGCCACGGGGAGTTACTCCGTTTGAAGCAGGTTTGCCTTATTTAGATTTTTCGTTTGATATGTCTCCAAGCTTAGTATTAGGAACGGGGGACCAATTTGTACACGAGCTCGAACCATGGCTTGTTCTTAATGATATTGACATAGTAGACATGGAAGCATATGCTATTGCGGCTGTTTGTAAAAAAATGAATGTGAACCTTACGTGTTATAAGTATGTTACTGATTATGTCGGAACACCGCATCAAGCCGACGTTTGGCAAGAACGTGTAGCAGACGGTGTTGATGAATTTTTGAGAGTGATGAATGACGTACATAGTTAATGATAGTTGTATAAACTGTAAGCATATGGACTGTGTAGAAGTATGCCCTGTTGACTGTTTTTACGAAGGTGAAAACATGCTGGTAATACATCCTGACGAATGTATTGATTGCGGAGTATGCGAACCAGAATGCCCTGCAGATGCAATCCTACCTGAAGAAGCAGACGGTGCTCGAGAATGGATTGAATTTAATAAAAAATGGAGCGAATTATGGCCAAATATTACTGTAATGCGCAAAGACGACGTGCCAACAGATGCAAAAGAATGGCACGGAATAAAAGATAAAATAAAATATTTTTCAGAACAACCAGGAAAAGGTGATTAATTGTTATGATAAGACTAGTTAGCTACTCGCAGCCAGCAAAAGAATTTAAAAACGAAGGTATAGATGATGTGCAAGATCTAATTGCTTTTTGCGCTAGAGTAAGCAATCCTTCAAATCAAATCAATACAGAAACATCTGAAAAACTAATTAAATACCTTATAAAGCACAAACATTGGTCACCGCTTGAAATGACTAGTGCTTGTTTAGAAATAAACACTACACGTGATATTGCTAGACAAATTCTAAGACACAGATCATTTAGTTTCCAAGAATTTTCCCAACGGTATGCTAATCCTGCTGAATTTGGTGATCAGTTTGTTATCAGAGAAGCAAGACTACAGGATACTAAAAATAGACAAAACTCTATTGATGTTGAAGACATAGAACTGCAATCTTGGTGGGATGCACAGCAAAAATTTGTAATTGATCATGTGTCACGAATATATCAAGAAGCTATCGATAAAGGTATTGCTAAAGAACAAGCACGGGCAATTTTGCCAGAAGGCAATACAAAATCTAGATTGTATGCAAATGGCACTATAAGAAGTTGGATTCATTATATTGAACTTAGGGCAGCTAACGGAACGCAAAAAGAACATATGGAAATTGCACAAGTTTGTGCAAAGGTAATTGCAGAAATATTTCCGCTAGCCAATGATTTGTTAACAAACGTAGATTGATGCCATTTATAAGCTGGGATAAACAACGTAAAACAAGGTGGCACAAAAAGTTTGCATGGCTACCTACAAAAGCAGCAAGTGGGAAAACAATATGGCTTTCCCACTACTACATTCGTACAATTGAAATTGTACGAGGAAATTCTGTTACTATTGAATCAATAGGTACAGTTTATACTCACCACGAGTATTTGACTTATTTAATGAAACATTAATTGTATACTCTTAATACCTCCGCTACTACTGGATGTCTTTCAATGTCATACTTGTCAAACTGAACTGTAGAGATATGAGCTGTGGGTGTTCTAAGCAGTCTATTCATAAACAAATTTAAGCCATTGTTATCGCCGCGATCTGCTTGTGCTAAATCACCAGTGATTGCCATTTTACTACCTTCGCCTATTCTAGTTAAAAACATCTTCATTTGATTGTCGGTTGTATTTTGCATTTCATCACCTATGATGTACGCATTTTTAAATGTGCGTCCTCTCATAAATGCCAAAGGAGCAATTTCCAAAACTTCTTCGTACATCATTGATTCTATTTTTGATTTAGGAAAATGTTCTAACAAAACGTCTCTGATAGGTCTAATCCAAGGTGCCATTTTTTCTATTAAATCACCTGGTAAATGACCTAGTTCTTCATCGTTTTCGACTACTGGTCGAGTAACTATAATTTTGTCTACTTTGCGTTCTTTAAACGCTTTCACTGCTGCCTTTACTGCTAATAATGTTTTGCCTGTGCCTGCTGGTCCTGTGCCTATAACAATGTGTTGGTTAAAATCTAATAATCGTCTTATATATTCATCTTGCTTTATGTTCCTTGGTGTTAATTTAATTACGTCCTTTGCGTAGCTGGGTTGTTTTTCAACTTTCCGCTTTGCACCCATATAGCTCTCCTTTTGCCCAGGTGTGATACTCCCTACAAAAATATTTATGTTTGCCTTGATAAAGAAATATACTGCTTTTGTAGATAAATACATTATAAGGATGCAACCATGTATAATGTAGAAAACTTACTAAACAATATCGACAGAGTATACAACAGCACAACTAGTTTTCAAATACTAAAAGATTTTGAAAGAGTGCTAGATGAATACTTTGACATTTACGTGTTTGAAAACTGGGAAAATGGAGAGTTGCTCAAAGGACCAGAATCATCTAAGTATTGGGTAACCTGTTACTTCATGTGGCGTGATTCAGAACGTCCTGATCTTTCTGCATTGAAACGTATGAAATCAAACGGTGTAAAAGTAAAAGTAGGCACAAACTATCTAGTAGAACCTATAAAGATACGTAAACCAGATGATATACGACCTGGTACTAAAAAGGGCAAGTTTAAGCGTACTAAAATGTGTATAGTTGGCATTAAAATACCTAAGTCGCTTATGAAATCAGTGTACGGTGGACAAGACATATTTAAGAAGCAGGAAACAGAAGATGCAACTCCTCAGCCGCCAGCAGAAGACATGAGCATGGGCATGCCAGTTACTGATGCAAACATGGGCATGGGAACATTATAACATGGGACTTAGAGCAGGCGATCTTAAAGATCTTGTTAAACCAACATTTGAAGTAGATACATACTCCAGCAAAATGGGCGAAGATAAAAACATTATTACTTTGTCTTTTAATGTAAAAAGCGAGCTGCCTGCGCAAGACTTAGTAAAGTTTTTCGAAGCAGGCTATGATTTTATTTTAGATAGTGCTGTATCTAGCGGCGAACAAGATGATGGTTTCTTTAGAGTATTTGTAGAAATGCCTAGAAACAAAAAATCTACAAAGAATATTATGGAACTGCTTGACGGTGTAAAAAAATTAACCGGAACAGAAGATTATAAGTTTAGATATTACAAAAATTTTAAGTCTTACCCTGCAAATCAAGAACTAATAGACGAGCATGTAATAGTTGATCCAAATTTATATGGTGTGAAACGTAAGACTGCAGAAAGTTACAATGCAGATAATTTCTTTTCAAAAAGCCATGTTGATACAATTATCTTAGAAGAAAACGACATACTTGTACTAAAAAAGAAATATGCAGATCCAGCATATTTCAAAGTGGTAGACTTTAACACACATAATGAAATTTTTAATAACTTAACAGAAAGTTATAATTTCAATGATTTTGGGGAGGTAATTTACCTAGTAAAATATATAGGTGATTACGATATAACAAAATATGGTAACAAAATAATAATAGAAAATAAGGGTTACTGTTTAGTTACAGAAAGGTTATAGAATGTTTAGAGCACAATTGATTGCTATTATAGTAATCGCTCTAATACCCGTAGGAATCGGTGCATATTGGTACGTAAGTGGTTTACAAAGAGCTTTAGAAGTATCTCGAGCAAACGAAGCAAAACTACAAGCTGCTGTGGCAACAAACGAAGAAGCTATAAGAGTATTAAAACGAGATTTTCAACTAGCTTCTCAAGAATTACAAAAAGTAAATGATGAATTTGCAGCTATACGCAGACAAAACGAAAATCTTATTGGTAAATTAGAGAAACACGATTTAGGTTTGCTTGGCGAAGCAAAGCCGGTGTTAGTAGAAAGAATTATTAATAGAGCTACTGAAAAAGCAAATAGATGTATTGAGATATTAAGCGGTGCAGAATTAACAGAAAAAGAACTTAACGCTGCAAGTGGAAATTCTTTTAACAGTGAGTGTCCTTGGTTATGGCAACCGCCAGTAGTTGAAGAAGAAGGTGAAGCAGATGAAAATTAAAGTTATTTTAAGCTCAATTCTTCTACTTGCACTTACATCCTGTGGAGCTATTCCTAATGTGACGCCTATTGAAGTAACAAGTGCGCCTACTGAAAGATTAAAACTTACTCTTCCTGATATAGATGCAGTTACCCAGAAAGAAGTTTCTTGGGTTTTAATTACAGAAGAAAACTATGAAGAAGTTTTTGCAGAATTAAAAGAAACAGGTGAGCCAGTTGTATTTTTTGCTCTTACTGATACAGGATATGCAAACATATCTATCAACTATCAAAATGCAAGACAAATTATACAGCAACAGCAAGCCATTATAGCAGCATATGAAAACTATTATGTTAATGTAGACACTGCAGAAGTTAAATAAACTAGTACCTATTACTTTGGGAGGGCAATATGGGCAAAAAATTAGAATCAAATTCTATCTACAATCAATTTGATGTAGATGGAGACGGGGTAGTTACAGACGAAGAAATGCGTCAAGCAGAACGTATGATACAAATAGAAAACGACGATAAAAAACAAGATGCACAGCGCAATATGGCATGGTTTGCATTAGGCGGTATGTTGCTTTATCCTTTTTCTATCATTGCTACAAGTGCGTTTGGATTTGAAACTGCCGGTCAGTTACTAAAAGACATTGCACCTACTTACTTTGTGTCTGTTGCAGCTATTGTAGCTGCATTCTATGCAAAAGAAGGTGTAGAAAACTTCGGCAAGAAGAAAGACGCTGAATAAGTATATGCATGGACTACTATGCTACACTCGGAGTGTCAAACACTGCTTCTCAGGATGATATCAAGACTGCATTTAAAAAACTTGCTCTTGAACATCATCCTGATCGGGGCGGCGATGAAAAAAAGTTTGCACAAATTAGTGAAGCATACGATACATTAAAAGATGTTGCAAAACGCAAAGAGTATGACGATCCAAAAGTTTTTAGTTATAACTCTAAAACAGATTTTGATTCCTGGCTTAACAAAGAGTTTTATTACAGGACAGGCAGACGTAATCAAAATATTAAAATAACGTATACAATATCTTTTGCTGAGCAATTTACTGGTAAGCATACTGACCTAAGCTATCAATTACCCAGTGGAAAAACAAAAACAGTGTCTATCAAAATTCCAAAAGGAATCGCACAAGGACAGAACTTGACTTTTTCAAATTTAGGTGATGATTCAAATCCTTATGTTGAATCGGGCGCACTTATACTGTCCATAAAAGTAAAAAGTACACCAAATTGGAAGCGTGAAGGTAATGATGTACGTACATCAATTAAAGTAAATGTACTAGACCTTATATTAGGTACAAAAGTTTCTTTATCAACTCCAATTGGCAAAGAATTTGTATTAAATATTAAACCCGGCACTAAACCAAATACAGTGCTAAGTATACCCGAGTATGGCATTCCGCATCTAAGCACAGGCATTTGCGGAAATGTTTTAGTAAAAATCGAAGGCGAAGTTCCATTAATTACAGAGGATTCTATAATTGATAAATTAAAGCAAATACGTGATTCAATGTAGAAAAAACTTTACCTTTTGGCATTTTTGTTGTAATATACAACATACAAATAAAATAAGAGTGAATATTAAATATGTTAAACACCACAGAAGAAGTACAATTAGCTTTTGACAAGGCATTACGTGACGCTACAAAATTAAGTCACGAGTATATCACATTAGAGCATCTTACATTTGCTATTCTTTGTGTAGAAGAATTCGAACAAGCACTGAAGGATATTGATATAGATGTGTCTGAATGTAAGACTAATTTAGAAAATCATCTTCTGAATGAATGCAATGATATTGTTTCTGATAAAGGACAAAAGGTTAAAAGAACTAGAGCAGTTGAACGTGTACTTCAACGTGCCTTTGCACAGTCTCTTTTTAGTAATAGAGACAAAGTAGGTCTAGGTGATGTTATACTAAGTATGCTGCACGAAAAGCATTGTTTTAGTGTTTACTTTATGACACAAGCCGGCATCACAAAAGAAAAGATTGCAGAGCACCTGTTCAGTGAATTATTAGATGCTGAAGGTTTTGGTGGTGTTGCCGGTGGTAGTGCTTTAGAGCGTTATGCAGATAATCTAACAGCACTAGCCGAAGAAAATAAGATTGATCCAGTAATCGGTCGTGCAGAAGAAATTGAAAGTATTGCGCTGGCATTAGGCCGACGTACAAAAAACAATGTGCTTCTAATTGGTGATCCCGGTGTAGGCAAAACCGCAGTGGCAGAAGGTCTTGCACACAAGATTAACAACAAAGAAGTTCCAGAATTTTTGCACGACTATGAAGTTTTTAGTCTACGTATTCCATCGTTGCTAGCAGGCACAAGATATCGTGGCGAATTTGAAGAACGTATGGAACACTTGTTAGAAGAATTAGAAGAACGTGACAACTTAATCTTATACATCGACGAAGCACATATGATTAACGGTGCTGGTGCGGGTAACAGTGAAAATCCTAACGATCTAGCAAATATTCTTAAGCCTGCACTAAGTAAAGGCAAGATTAAAGTAATTGCAAGCACTACATGGGGCGAATATCGCAAATATTTTGAAAAAGATAGTGCTCTTATGCGTAGATTCCAACGTGTAAGTGTAGATGAACCTAGCATGGATACAACAAAAGAAATTCTGCTTGGTATAAAAAAATATTACGAAGAATTCCACAACATTGCTATACATAAAAGTGCAATTGCAAGAGCAATTAATCTCAGTGTGAAATACCAACATGACAAAAAGCTTCCGGATAAAGCAATTGATTTGCTTGATCAAGCTTGTGCTAGATTTAAAGTTGAACAACGTAAAGAAAAACGTATTGTTAAAGGCCACAATATTGAGTACGAAATGGCTAAAGTTTTAAAAATACCTCTTGAACAAATCCAAGAAAGAGAAAATACTACTTTAGCAAGTTTAGAAAGTAACATTAAGGCTCAAGTGTTTGGCCAAGATATTGCTATTGAGCAGATTGTAGATAAAATCTGTGTAGCAAGAGCAGGGTTAAAAGAAGCAAACAAACCAGTGGGCAGTTTTGTGTTCATGGGCCCTACAGGTACAGGTAAAACAGAAACTGCCAACCAATTAGCTGAAAACTTAGGTGTTAAACTTATTAGATTCGACATGAGCGAGTTTCAAGAATCCCACAGTGTATCTAAATTGATTGGTTCGCCTCCCGGTTATGTAGGCTATAGTGAAAGTTCTGGTAAGCTTATTAATAGTTTACAAGAGAATCCTAATTGTGTACTGTTATTAGATGAAATTGAAAAAGCACACCCCGATATTAGTCAAATCTTACTCCAAATTATGGATCATGGTAAAATAACAGGCTCAGATGGAAAAGAAGTTGACGTATCTAATTGTGTTTTAATTTTAACCACAAACTTAGGAGCTGCTGATACCGAAAAAAGCACAATTGGTTTCAACGGCGACGAAAATAAAACCTATAAGACAGCAGCATTCAAAAAGTTTTTTGCTCCTGAATTTAGAAACAGAATCGATAAAGTAATTGTATTTGAATACTTAGGAAAGAAAGTTGTTAGACAAATTGTAATGAAACTAGTAAATGAATTGCAAGATACTCTTTCCAAAAAATCAGTATCTATCGAGCTTGATAAAAATGCTGTTAACTATCTTATTGAAAATGGTTATGATAAAAATATGGGCGCCCGACCATTAAGTCGACTAATTGATGAAAAGATCAAAACACCACTCAGTAAAGAAATTCTATTTGGCAAACTTCAAAAAGGAGGAAATGTTGCAATTACTGCTGAAGCAGACTTACATTTAGAATTTTTGGATAATTCATAATGATAGAAGTAGTAAGCGACAAACTTTTTTATAACAAATATGTTTATAAACTTGAGATGTATACTGGGGTTGCTCATCTGTTTAGAGGAAAAAATTTACAAGGAGTAAAAGAACTTATAGATTTTTACCAAAGTAATATTGACGACTGGGACGACGAGGCATCTGAAATTTATGACGATGTGGCTCATATTGGCTATGCCACAAAATGGCTATTAAAAAGATTTAAACCTACCCATCAAGAATTAAGAGATACGATTAGGTTATATAACTTTTTATCTTTAGATAATGACACAAAAGTAAGAGTCGAAATGAATAACTTGGGTTTATACAGCAATGACAGACCTTTACTAGAGTCTATAAGTGATACTTTAGAAAATACTTCTCTAATTTTGCATGTTCCGAAATGCCTTCCTGAAGAAATGAAACCAAATACTGTCTATCATTCGTTTGCAGACAAATATGGTTACAAGATTACCATTGGCAAAGTTTATGATAGCGGTCTTGCAGATTACATTGAAGCAAATAACAACAATTTTGTTAAGGCTGGTGCTACTTGTATAGCAAATATAAGAAATAAAACTACAGGCGTGTACAACAGTTTTTATTTTTATGTACGTGATGAGAAAATATTGAACATTATATCAATGTTTGGTTTCGAAATCAAAAGAATAGACAAGTTGCTTCCTAAGTAAATCAGATAAATAACACTATGCCAGGAAATAGTGTAACAATATTAACATCACAAGTCCATCCAGAGGACAGCACAGTAAAAAGCGTAACCGGTGATAAGCAAAAAGCAGACGGTTACTTTGGGCGTTCAGATGGGTTTCATACTGTACAAATAAATTTAACAGAGTTTACAGGCGAAATTGCTTTTCAAGGCAGTCTTGCAATAACACCAAGTGATACTGATTGGTTCAGTGTAGAAATTTCGTCAACAACAGACACCACTGTAGCAAGTGTTGATACAACAGGTGCAATCACATCTGCGACTACAACAACCTTGTCTAGTGTATCACTGTCAGATGAAAGTTCTAATATAAATTATAACTTTACAGGCAATTATGTATGGATCAGAGCTGTGGTTACAAATTGGACTAGTGGCTCTATAAAAAGTATTTTAATGAATTTCTAGGAAAAGCTAAATGGTCCAAAAGAATATTAACATAGGTTCAGCAGAAATAGCAGGAGACGGAGAGAGTATTCGTAGTGCTTTTTCTAAAATACAAGATAACTTTACTGAACTTTTTAATCGACCAACAACCGAAGCAGGTAATACATTACAAATAGACCTACAAGGTAATGTTGTAGGCGCTGATAGTGCTCTTATAATAAATTCTAGTGATAGCAGTATTACCGCAGGCGGCGGTATTACTGGAGATTTAACAGGTAATGTCACAGGTACAGTAAGTAGTATTTCTAACCATAACCTAAGCGGCTTAGGTAACGTAAGCACGGCAGTGCCAACTACAGGTCAAGTGTTAAAATGGAATGGATCTGAATGGGCTCCGGGTACTGACAATACAGGGTCTGGCGGCAGCGATGGCGGCAGTTTTTCATTTATTGTTGCTGCTGACGATAGTGTTCAGCGAATCATTAATAACCAAGAAACACTAAGCGTGTTAGGTGGTACAAATCTTAATACAAGTGCAAATCCGGAAGCTGCTGTAACTATTAACTTAGATACTAGCATATCGCTTGACAGTGTAACCACTACTTCATTATTTACAAGCACTATAGATACTTCTGATTCGTCTTCACTTACTATTACACCATCTGTTGTAATGAGCAGTGATCTTACTGTTGAAAATACATTAAATCTAATAAATGCTGTAAACTTACCTGCAGGTTCTACACTTAACGGTCAAAGTTTAAGTGTGACAGATGGAATTACAGAAGTTGTACAAGATACAAGCCCGCAACTAGGCGGCAATTTAGATTTAAACAATTTTGATATTACAGGTACTGGTAATATTCCTGCTGCAAACTTGACAGGCGCTTTGCCAGCAATAGATGGTAGTGCTCTAACAGGCGTGCTTACAGCAGGTGGTGACTTTGAAGGCAACTTGTCAGGTTCAGTGTTTGCAGATGATTCAACAATATTAGTAGATGGTGTGAATGGCACACTAAACTCATCAGCACTTACCAAGCCTATTGCACTTGCCGACAATGAGAAAATAACCTTTGGTGATGGTGATGACTTAGAGATATATCATAACGGAACTGCAAATTATATTGCTGGAGCGGGCGGGACGATAATTACTGGAAACTGGTTATATCTACGAAAGTCCGGTAGTGCTGAAAATTATCTCATAGGTAAAGCTGACGGAGCAGTTGAAGTATATTATGATAATGTTAAAAAGTTAGAAACCACAGCAGATGGTATTAGTGTAACAGATCATATAGCATTAGCCGATAATGGCGAACTAAGATTAGGCACTGACAATGATATGCAGATTAGTCACAGTGGCACAAACGGTTTGGTCAAAAGCGTCACAGGCACGCTTGTCTTACAAGGTCCTACTGTTAGAATACAAGATAGTGGATCGGCTCAGACAGCCTTTTCTGCCTCCGACGGTATTGCTACACTTTTATTTGAGAACTCAGCAAAACTGGCAACAAGCACAGATGGTGTTGCTGTTACAGGTAAAATCACAGGACTTACAGATCCAACTAACGCACAAGATGCAGCAACCAAAGCCTATGTAGATGCTTCAGCATTTGATGGAGCATTTGGTTCGCTGTCAGGAACACCAACCACACTTGGTGGATATGGTATTACAGATGCGGCAAACACTTCAGCAGAAACAACATTCACAAAAGACGTGCATTTTGATAGAGGTGTAGAAGAAAAATTCCAAACACTTACAGGACAATCAGGAGTTGTTATTCATAACTGGAATGATGGACACGTATTTTATCACACAACACCAGCAGGTGATATTACTGCAAACTTTA